CCATTTTTTGTGGCTCAACGAAGATATAATGTTGATTCTAATTTCGCGGTTACATTAAATCGAACGGATGTGATGGACTGTCAACTTAAATACCCAGAATGCCAGATAGTTTTCTGGGTAAATTGGGAAGCAGCTAATAATTTTGGTATAGATATTCAGAAACAAAGTGGGATATGGTTTCTATCATATGAACGGATGTGTCAATTGATTGCTAAGGCACCAGAACATCGTTATTCAATGCGTGATAAAGATAATAAACAGGGTAACGCTACTTCCAGTTTTGTGTTAGACTTACGTGAGATGGAACAATTAGAAGGAGGGAAAGATGAGTGATATACAAGAAATGTACGATACAATTCGGGAAGATTTAGCGACAAAGACTGACGCGTTTGGGAGCATGACATTGGACGGTGTGCATATTACTGCAAGCAATATGCTTATAGCACATTACTTAGAGAGGCTTGTGGAGGTTGTGGAGAGAAAAGAATATTATGAAAGTGACTATATTAGCAAACGCTAAATCATTCGGCCCCGTGGTGGAATTGGTATACACAGCAGACTTAAAATCTGCCGCTTAAAAAGCATACAGGTTCAAGTCCTGTCGGGGCCACCAAAAAAGGAAGGAAGCCTATGAAAAAAGACTGGAAAATTGTTGCATGTATTACTGGTACGATAGCAGCTGTTGCTACTGGAGTTTATGCATCATGGAAATTTAATAGAAAATATCAGGATTATAGACATCTCAAGAAAGAGATTGAAGCTATTCCCTATGAAATAGAAAGAACGCGAATAGTTTAAATTAAAGGAGAATAGATATGGCAAAAGTAGACATGCATTTAGGATTTACCTTTCGAGTTGGGCCATTAGACATGAATCAATATGGAAGGGTAGATGTTAACGTAAACGCAATCGATACTGATCTAGATACTGAAACACAAATGGAAGCTGTTCAAGGGGCAGCAGATATTATGTGGTCATTTATTAAAGATACAGTTGATACAAAAATTGAAGAAGTATTAGACAACAAAATGTAATGGATATAGGAGGATTGAATGGTAAATGAAATGGCACGAGCCACTGTGTTAGAACAGGTTCTTCTTGAACGAGAACGACAAGATCAAATGTATGGTGATCAAATTACTCATTCAGATGAATATTGGAATGTTATTGCGACGGAAGAAAATGGAGAGGTTGCACGGGCTATCTGGGAAGAAGACGAATCTGCTCTATGGAGTGAGATTATTCAAGCCTGTGCGGTCTATTTCGCTTGGGCTGAAGCTATTAATCGTAGGAGGGGGAAGTGAAAGAAACAGCTACCGAAGCCGTTGAGCAGCTTCTTAATGCGAAAAAACTAAACGTCTATCGGGGTGATAATGATATCTTTTCTTTCAGTCGTATCCCTTTTGGGATTCCTGTTCTTGATAGATTAACTGGGGGAGGTATTCCAAAGAAGCGAATGACGATTATGTACGGCCCTACAAATGTAGGGAAGTCGTATCTTGCTTCGCAAGTGGTTGTTAACGTCCAATCTAGTGGGGGTGTGGCGGCGTGGATAGACACCGAACTTTCATGGGATGCGGCATGGATGCGTCAGTGTGGTTTAGATACTTCTCAGGTTATTGTTTCGCAACCAGATAGTGGTGAAGAAGCAATGGATACTATTAGAGAATTAATGAAGGCGGGTGTAGATATAATTGTATTGGATAGTGTTGCTGGACTTGTTCCAATGGCTGTACACGATGAAGATTTTTCGTATAATCCAATTGCATGGCAAGCGCGATTTGTAAATTCGGCGCTCCCGAAGCTGTTGCCGAATCTAAAGAACGGATCATCATTTATTGCGATTAATCAGGTACGCTCTAGTATGGGGCCAGTTGCATTAGATAATATGCCGGGAGGCTTGGCCCAATCGTTTTTCGCACATTTTCTACTTCAGGTTAGACGTAGCGGTTGGATTAAAGATGGAACGGTTAATGTAGGTTTCGATATGGAAGTTCGTCTACGTAAAAGCAAGGTCGGAGGAGAAAATTGGAAGTCTGCTGTTGTTCCGTTTAGGGTTGATGGGGGGATTGACGTTCTCGAAAGTTTTATTCGGGAAGGAATTGCGCGTAAAATAATTAAACAATCTGGGCCTTGGTATGAATATGGGGGAACTAAGGTAATGGGGATGAATGGAATTAAAAAATTCTTCATTGAGAATGATGATAGTCTTGAGGAGTTGAAAAATGAATGTACTTCCTAAAGATTTTACTACACAAGAAAACTTAATTGCTCAAGCCTTAGATGAGATGGGATTACGCTATGAAGAACAGTATCCAGTGTATAATTACCTACTCGATTTCTATATCCCAGAAATTAAAATGGCTATTGAAGCTGACGGTAAATATGGGCATTTACGAAAACGAGATGTTAAACGGGATATTAAGGTAAGTAATAGTCCAGATGTTGAATATATTTTACATGTTAGAGCATTTACTAAAAAAACGGTGAAGGAGATATTATGGCGGGGATTAAACAAATTATTGAAGGTGTAACCCCACAGTTTACTTCTGATCGGTGGTTACTTAAACACTTAGATACATATCTTAATAATACATCGTCGTCTCATAGGGCTAATGTATTTTATCCCTCATCATTGGGCAATACCTGTGATCGATTTCTGTACTTAGCATATCAGGGAAAAATTCCAGATCAGACCATCACTGCCCAAACCCAGCGCATTTTTGATAATGGTAATTACTTAGAGAATCGAATGGATGAATACTTTACGGCCCTTAATCTTATTATTGATCGAGAAAAGGTGGTAACCTTAGATACACCTCCCATGTCTGGACGTGTAGATTTCATCTTAAAACATGCGAAATATGGAGAGGCTGCGCTTGAATTAAAATCAATCAATTCTCGTGGCTTTGCCGCCTTAACACAGGGGCCGAAACCAGAACATCTCGTTCAATTACAAATATATTTAAATCTTTTACCTATGGAACATGGAGTGTTATTATATGAGAATAAAAATGATCAAAAATTAAAATCTTTTGTTGTTACACAAGATATCAGTTCATGGCAATCTATTCTTGATAGATGCTATAAAATTATGGAGTTAATGGAAGTTCCTGCAAAATGTACTGGTAATCGTTGGTGTAGATGTAAAGGAGTTATCGAATGAATATTACCCGGCGGGAGGGCAGATGGTCGCCTATTAAGGCGATTAGTGAAGCTAAAGTAGAGTTAGATGATATGCGCGTCCCAGAATTAGATATAGATTTAACTGAGCGTAAGCATCTAGAATTCTCAGATTTAATGAATTCATCTAATAAACAATTGGAAGAATTTCTCATTGCTTACGGTGGATATAAAGCCTATCTAGAAACGCGTATTGCCGATGTTAAAGCCAAGAAGGGCGCCTTAGCCGCCGCATTTGAAGACGGTTACGCTACTGCTGCCCATCGGATTGCCAATGATCGAGAAGAGAGCGGACAAAAAAAGCTGACTCGTGAGGAAATGCGGGGAGCGGCGTTAGATGCTTATCAACAATTAAAGGAGATTCGTCAAGAGATCATTGAACAAGAAGCCTTAGAAACTCAGACTGAAGGATTGCTAAATACATATACTACTGCTTATAGTACGGTGTCTCGTGTGGTAACGTTACGTTTAGACAACTCAAATAAGGGGATATAAATGTCTACTGATATAGCTTATGTGGGTTTTGATTGTTCAAGTAAAGCCATTCATTGTGTAGTGTTAGACGAATGTTCTAATATTGTGGTTCAAAAAAAGTGGGGTAGTTCAGAAAAAACTTTTGATAGCAGATTCCCTGAATTTGCTAAGAATTTCTACCAAGATTTCAGTAAAATAATAGTAACGCCGACAGAACATATACTTGTAGCTATTGAGCAATCTATTTTTATTCAAAACCCTAAGACAACTATGGAGATTGCCAATGTTATTGGATGTGTTAGGACTGCTTGCTATCTGCGGGGGTTTGATGTGGTTGTGGTTGATAATAGACGCTGGAAAAAGATAGTTTTAGGAAACGGAAATGCTAAAAAAGTCGATATTATGAAATACGCTATTGATCAATGGGGGGATGTGTTCCCAGAACAAGACTTTGCAGACGCGGCTTGTGTCGCTGCATGGAGACTCAAGGAGGATATGAATGAGTAAAGACCAGATTAAGATTCAGTTTAATGAGAAATATGAAGAACGAGTAGAGTATGAAGATAAACTTCCTGAAATGGTGACCGCAGATGAAATCAAACAAGAATTTGGTAAAGTAGTTTGGTGTGAGTTTTATGAATGTTTTTGGAATAAGAGAGTAAAGGATTTACAACGTACTTGGGGAAGTGTCATTGGAAATCCCAACTATACTCCTATTGGATCAAATCCAACAGAAGCTGTATTTCAAGGAATTTGTAGTCGGCCAGATGAAATTGTTCTTCGTTTTCGTTCCGTGAGAACAACAACTGGAAAGAGTCAAGCAGTTCCATATTGTTACACCGCAGCGAAAAATGGAAAAACCGGTCATATGGATTTTGCTAAAATGCTTCAGTCAGACGGTACACCATATGGAGGAAGTTTGGAATCTCAAAATACGAGTCTGGATGGTATGTACCATAACCCATTTGCTTCAGAAAGTATGGGTCGTGAACGTATTGTTAAACACGGGTCAGTGCCAGAGCGCCCCCATAAAAGTCACACTATTGGAGACTAGCTAATGCCGAAAAAAATTGCGCCTGAAGTGCGTGACAAAGCAATGGAGATGTATTTACAAGGAGATAAGACTGCGAAAGAGATTGTTGTGGAATTAAAACGTGTGTTTAACACAGATGTTAAGGTTCCCACAATTTATGCGTGGTCTAAATCAGCCCGATGGCCTGCCCAAAAAACAAAGGCCCGAACAATGGCTATGGAAAAATTGACTGAATCTGAAAGTTCTAGATTTGCTCGACTTCAAAAAGAACATTTAAATACGTATGAAACCATTCGTCATAAAGCTTCTCATGATTTGGATGGTTTAGCGTTTGATAGAGCCGTTGAAGCAGTTCGGGCAGTAGATATTGGTATTCAAGGTGAACGTAAAGTTATGGAAGGAATGATTAATTTGCAATTTATAGAGGATGTGCTTAATGTTTTAGTAGAAGAGTTACAAGATAGAGATGAATTGACCCGAATTGCTTTTCGTCTAAAAAACTTAGTTCAACAACAGGATTAATATATGATCATTAAAGATGATGTAACTACTTTTCAAGATGCATTCACTCGTTTAGCCGAGGGTTTAGAAACTCAAGCTCCAATTAAAGTCGGAAGTTTTTGGGAGTTTGTGAGAGATATTTGGAGTCAAGGGTATGATCATCCTGAGTATTTTAAGGCGTGGCATGTAGGAGTTTTAGCAGAGGATATTCAAGAGTGTATAGAAACAGGTCTAAATTATGTGGCGGTGCTTCCTCGCTTTCATTTTAAATCTACCGTACTTGGTCATGCCTTTAGTGTATGGAGACTTTTGACAGCTAAACGTGATTGTTCCGTATTGTATTTATCTTATAGTGATAGCATGGCTCGATACCATATTTCAGAAATTAATAAGGCTGTAACAAGAAATCCGGTTCTTAGTGAGTTATTAACGAATCGTTCACCCAAAGCCGATTTTTCTTTTCGTTATTATACTGGAAATAAACGACCCGTTGAGGTTGCTCATGGGGGGCTTTTCTCATTCAAACGTGGTATGCATGTGAATGGTGCATTGATTGCTGATGATATTTTGCGTGACCCAGAAAATCCATTGAATATAGGACAAGTTTTAAAAGTTGAAGAACATTTCTTAACAGAGTCTATGTTTATCCCACTCAAAGGAGTTCCAGTAATTGTTTTGGGAACACCTATGATGCCGGGAGATATCTTGACAAAGCTTCAGGAGGATGATAGATTTAAATCACGAGTGTTACCGGCGCTTGACCCAGTACCAAATCGACGCGTCTTGATGCCAGAATTATATAGTGAGAAGTGGCTTTTACAACAACAAAAGGCTAGGCCACAATCTTTTGCTTCTGAGTTTATGTTAATTCCCCATTTCGCTACCGAAGCGTATTTTCATGAAGAAGATATTGTAAAGTGTGAGGATGCGTCTTTACGGAATGTATCAGCAGTCATTCCATATAAAACTGATAACTTTATTTATGGGGGCTTCGATGTAGGGAAGAAACGTCACCCATCTCATTTAGTACTCTTTGAACAAGACGGTGACACATTAAAACAAATTCATCAATCCTTTTTAGAAGGATGGTCATATTCGGATCAAATTGAATACTTGAATAATGTAGCAGTTAATTTTAAGTTAACACGAGGTTATATAGATAATACACGCGGAGAATTAGAAGATAGAGGATTGGATCGAGCTTGGTTACCCCTTAGTTTCTCACAGAAATCTAAGATGACTATGGCCCAGATTTTTGAACAGTATGTTCATGATGAACAGGTGAAGTTAATTAAAGATGAACGACAGTTACAACAAATTCTGTCCGTAAGTAATGAATTAAAAGCTCCCGACACTCCTTTAGGTCATGGCGATGCGTTCTTCTCCATTGCTATGGCCTTACAAGCAGCTAAAGAATCGCAAGGGTTGTATACATTATTGGGCAGCGCATCAGATTGGGTAGATGCAGTGGCTCCTAATACAAATGCACCTATGACACCGGAAGTGGATGACATTATAGAAGCGAAAACGCAAGATGTGGAGAAACTTAAATTTGATGATCGTGGGATTCCGATACTGAACTTTGGCGCAACGCTAAATTCAGAATTAGCCAAAGAGGATTGTCCAAATCCGAATTGTGAACAGTCCGAATGTCAACCCTATTTCTGGGTTATTAAAAGAAAACTTTGTTTATATTGCGGATTTAGAGGATAGGAGAATGCGATGACCATTACAGCTGATGCCCCGGTTAAATTTGTTTCTCAAGCTGAAGTAATTGCGAAACAACGTTATTATTTACGAGACGATAAAAACGAAATTGTAGAAGAATCTTCTGATTTATTCCGACGAGTAGCACATGCAGTTGCGGATGTCGAGGATACGTTTTATACCTTAGCTGTAGAGAAACAGCTGGTTGAGCAGGACTTCTATTCTATTATGACCACCCATCAATTTATTCCTAATTCCCCTACTCTTATGAATGCAGGAACAAATCAAGGAACGTTATCAGCATGTTTCGTTCTGCCTCTGGAAGATTCTATGGAAGGAATTATGAAAGC